ACTGAGGAGAGCGTCAGATCGCGCTCGTCACCGCTGGAGGGCGTTGTGCCTTCCGACAGTGCCGAAATTGCGCTGATGCTTGGGTCCCCGAACCTAAAAAACCTTATGGTTTTATTTCCGCCAGTTTTGGTCGGGTAGGGGGCTTTCATTGCGAATTGCTCCATTTGGAGCAATGGGATTGCACGTTCCAATAACGCCTTCGAGAAGTACGTCTGGAACTGTGCGCTGACTGAACCAGTAGTTACCATATAATTAAGTATCCTTGTTTGTTATGACTACTCAACCTCTGTCAACTTCGCTTGCCATTTTCATCAATTCACGTTCTTGCTCATCAAGAGTCAGTTCGTGAAAAGCTTTAGTCTTGGCAGGACCTTTGGGTTGTCCAGACGCTGGAGTAGTCGCTTTTCTGAGTTGAGCCAATTCTGACTCATACTCTGCAACCTTCTTCTTCAAGTCGGAGGCGGACTCCGCTTGGAGCTTCACCTTTGCTATTCCCACTGCATCCTTGATCCCCGCTGGGTAGTTACGCAGGATGGCGTGGTTTTGCAGCATTTCCGATACGGCTTTATACAGTGGAGTTGAAGAGTCTTTTAGGTCTGGGTTTGAATCAACTTCATCCTGAAGATTCTTATCCCAAGAAGCTTTTAATTCGCCTTGAATTTTGGCCTGCTGTTCCTTTTGGTCTTCTTGCTCAATTTCAACTGACTTTTGTTCGGCAAGTTTCGCAAGATCGTCACGGCCTTCATCACGGTAGCTCTTTGCTGCTTCCCTGTAATCTTCCGCGCTAAACTTGCGACTGCTCGATTTTGTCTCGCCTTGAGGAGCCTCTGAAGTCTTCCTTGCCCTGTCTGCCTCAATCTGCTCGCGTTCGGCTTTGATTCTGGCTTTCTCGGCTCGGACATCTTCCCACTCTTTCTCAAGTCGCGACTTAGCCTTCTCGTAACGGGTAGGCTTCTTTTCGGAAGCCGACTCCGACTTGTCTTCTGAAGATTGCGTTGTTAAAGAACTTTTATCTTCCTTGGATTTCTCTTCGGTAGACGAAACATCATCCGATGTTTCTAGTTTTGTTTTTTCGGCTTTTCCAGCAGGCGCGGGTTTCTGCTCGTTATCTCCGCTTGAACTTACCTCTGTTTCCGTTTCCTCTTTCGGCTCATCCTTTGGGATTGTTTCCAATCCTGCATCGGCTGCCGCCGCAAGTTTCAACATATCCAGTTCGGTAACTTCCATTGAATCTGCCATTTGACCCTTTCTTACACTTGTCGGTAGGGAGTCATTCTACCTAAAGGTTAGTCGGCTACTGGTTCATCCGACCCGTCCCCATAGCCTGGGATGGCGGAGTTGAGTTTTTGGGATGCGAGCGATTCTAAGGTCGCTACACAACCACGGAAACCTTTAGCATAACCACAAGCATCTGCAAGTGCCTCTGGTTTCTTCATAACCGCAGTAGCGTTTTGGCGTAGAGTTAGGTTCAAAAGTATAAGACTAAGCTTCTTGCCAGTAGGGGTAGAGAGAAAGCCAGTCCACGCCTTCTCATCTTCATCTTCCCACTTGGGTTCGTTGACCCATTCTTGATCCCGAATGAATGCCAGTATTGCTTTTAGTTTTCTCATAGTTTTATTGCCCAAGAATCGCCCTGAAATAGGACTGCTTCCTTGTCCTTGAATACCTCAATCAATGCCTTTTGCACAGCCTTAAAACTCCAGTCATGCCCAGCCATTATCCCGCCAGCCCTAAGCTTGGGCTTCCAGCCGTTTAAGTCTGCCAGCACGCCTTCGTACCTATGATCTCCGTCTATGTAAACTAGGTCTAGCTCGCCATCCTTGAAGAATTGTAGCGCGTCTAGGCTTTTACCCCTGCTGTATAGAACATTGCCAAGTGGGGTTGTGCGCTCTTGAAATGCCTCAAAAACAAACTTCATCGGGCATTGCTGGCTGGCTACATCGTTAATATCATACCCATTTAGCCAAGGATCAACCGCCATAACCTCCTTGAAATGTTTAGCAATAACCACCGTACCTTCCCCGCTGTAAGACCCAATCTCAACCGACTTACCATTCGCACCCGACTCGTTCGCCCACTCACACAATTTTGTTAAACCTTCTGCTTGGAAGGCATCCCGCATTACGGGTACTTTCAACCCGCCATCGGTGCTGGTGCTTGGCCTTGCATCGCTTCAGGTGGCAGTTGTTGCCCCTGCTGTTGCACTTGAGCCTTGCCTGCATCACGAAGCTGTTTCTGGATAGCGCGGGATGTGTTGGGATCAACTTGCTCTAACGCCTGCAAGTGTTGTTGTAAATGTGCCATCAGAACTTGCATTGCGCTCTGGTCGACCGCTTGTTGCCGCTGTTGAGCAGCTTGGTTAAACGCGAAGAGAACGGATATATGCGCCTTGTGGTCATCGCTAGGCTTGATGGCAACGGGAAATCCAGTCGCAAGCATGGTCGCAATTTCAGTCGCTTGATCTTCAGCTTGATCGCCAGAGGCTGCGTTTGGATCTTGGAAGAGTCTGCGGACCAGCGAGGGATCGTCTTGTTCAAGCACTGATTTAACCAGTTCGCCTTGGTTCACGAAAGGATTATTTTGGAACATACCCATACGGCTAATTGCTTTCTGCAACGCAAATTGGCGGTTAATAAAGTCCAGCCCACCCTTTGGCTCAATCGAATACTCGTCATGGATACCTTCGGGTGGCATCGTGCCAGTCTCTTCGGCATACCGATACATCAAGTCTTTCTTGTTGTACTGCGTATAAAGCGACCAGCACTGCTTAAATAGATGCGCCAGCCCCATCCTAAACATACGATTACGCAAATCGCCAGAAGCGGCTGACTGCGCTTGCAAGGCTTGCACTTCAGTAGCCGTCTTGCGATCTGAGACTTGGTACTGCGAGCCTGCGCCAAAGTCTGGATTGCCCATCCGTTGCTCGGCCAGTAAACGCTCTTCGAGCATCAGTTTCTGGAAGTCGAATGGAGGTTGGCTGAACTGAACGGGCTTTAGCCCTTGGGGCAGGATCTGCCCAGGTTGCATCTTGAGATTGGACGTATTTAACGAGATAGGATTCTGTGCTTCAAAGACGGGTCGGTTGGCCAGTTCGACGTAATCCGAGAGGCTGTTCTTTAGTTTATTCAGCAGATTCTCGCCAGGGAGGAGGATCTCTGCGACTCCCCGTGGACTGTACCAACCGCCCCCTGTTACCTCATAGGGGAAATCTACGAAAGGTGGCTCGCCGTGTCGGTAAGGTAGCGTGAAAGGTTTGCGTACATCTTCGTCAATTACCAGCGGACTATATGTTTCAACCCGCCATCCGTCCTCGGAAGGAGTGTACATCTCCCAAAGGATAATACGGTCATTCTCAGCTTCCTGAGTAATTCCTTCACGGCGGTAAATTTCGTCTTGAATCTCACTTCGTAAGCCCACTGATTTCGAGGGTTTACCCGAAATGATTTTGATAAAATCATCGTCCTGCTTGTAAAGGGGATTTGCCTTATAGGAATCGACACTTGTTGAGATGATGTGAACAATGAAATCGGCATCTTTGAACTCCTTGGTATAGGAAGGTACGATAATGTGGAAGGGGTCAATCGCCTCGAAATCAATACGCTTCTTGTCCTCGTTCCAGATTACCTTGGATACGCCACGCCCATAAAGCAAAATGTTATCAATGACCGAGACAATCTCTTTCTGGAAATTAGTGCGCTCACGCATCTGGTAATCAAAGTAACGCTCGGCTGATACGGTCAGCGGAGCTAACTGCTGGCGCATCGGCACGAAGCTGGAGAGAATGTCGTTGCCAATCGCGCTGTTAACGAAGGAAGGTTTTAGTTTCTCGATGGCTGTGTCGATTAACTGAACGTGCAGATCGGCGGCGGTAGGCCAAGGCTTAACCTTACGGCGTACACCAAAGTAGCGGGCTTGATAGAACAACCGCTGGCGATTCTCCCAAGTCTCACGCTGGTTGAGTGCTTCAATGATACGAGTGTAATAACCCGTTCGGCGTGTATCTTTAGCGTTCATTTTGTCTTTCTCTGCTCAATTCAAATGACAGATCGTTGACGTAATGTAAAGCACGCTTTGCCCAAGCGCGTACTTTTGGATCAGCAGTACGGACAGCAGAATAGTTTTCATCTCGTACTAAGGACTCAACTGCTCCCGTTGTGTTTGTTACTGGTGTCGTTGTTGCGCAACCACCAAGACTCACTATGCAGATCACGGTCGATAGCTTCGCGATTCTTGCGCCAATCTTTTTCAAGGTTTTGTGTTCGCTTTTCTTTCCATCCTGGAATGATGCGAAACACGGCTGCGATGATCTCAAGGATTGCACGCAGCACAAAGTATTATTTGATATTTAACCCAACCGTCTTGAGGAAGTTTACGATCTTTTCCAAGATCGAATCATCCGCTGGGGTCGGGGTGAGCTTTACAATGATACGAGCCGCAAGAACGATGCCACCAGCGGCGGCTACGATCTCTTGCCAATTTGAAGTAATCCAGTTCCATATATTCATAGTGTTTATCCTCCTGCGTCAAATCCAGCCATTACGGGGTCATGCAACTCCAGCATGGCTTGAAGTGATTTCCAAGTTGGACGTTCCGCGGGGAAAGTCAAGTCCCACTTGACATTACCACTAGAAAGACATAACGCCAACGCATCGGCCCTGTCGGGTGAGGCTATGCCTCTGGCACGCATTGAGTCCTTAGACTCCACACCCAGCTTGCCCTTGCTGTTGGTGATCGCGCGCCTGCAAGTTAACTGCGCTGTTAGATCCTCATCCTCTGGCAATATGATCTCAGCGTCCTCAATCTTCTTGGCCATGCCAAACCACATCTCAGCAGACCGATTGGTGTACGCATCGTTGTCGTAGGCCGCAGAACCAAAGTTAACTCGGTTGACCTCCCAGCCAGCTTCAGCCAGTGCGTCACACATCACCATGCCTAGCCCGCTTGCGTCAGCGTAGATGTTGCTGGCTTCTAACCCAGCCTTCTTGAACTCGACTATAAATCTACCCACCGCAGACATCGTATCCCTTTCGCGCCATGCGATCATAGGCAGGATCTTGTTGCCGTCACTTATGCAAAGCACGTTCTGATCCCCGCCAGCAGCAAAGTCTACGCCTGCTATGCGTGTACCTGGCCTAAATCGTGGAGGCGTGTTGTGGCAGTTTTGTAGCTGGGTGAGGTTGATAACCAAGCTTTCTGCGCCTACGTCAACAAACTCGCCGTAGATCATGGATCGGGTCAGCGGGTGCTTCTCGCCGTAACGCTGGGTTACTTCCTCAATCTGGGCTGGCGTGATGTGGGGGCAGTCAAAGGCTGTGACAGCGTGCTTTGACCACATACTGGCTTCCTTGGTGAACGCTCGGTAGAACGCCCCACTAGAGCCACCTGGGCTGGATGCGATTAGCAGGCGGGTTGGTTGACATCGGCTGATGGCCTCAAACAGGGGGTCGGCTACGGTCTTGGCTTCGTCCACTACCATGAGCAATGGATGGCATTCGTGGTCTTCGGCGTGCCAGCCTTCAGCACGCCCTGGGTCAGTCGCTGAGTAGCCTATAATGCGTGATGTGTTGCCGTTGGGGTGGAGGTAGCGGATCTCGCCAGATGTCACCTCCCACGCACCACCGAGCTTGGCAATGTGATTGCGCAGGCTAGGCCAGAGTTGGCTTTCGACTTGGCGGAATACGCCCGCTGTGGTTACGGCGATGGAACGCTGGTAAACGAGCGCGTGCCATATCAAAATAGCCGAAATGACGGTGCTGGTCTTGCCAGAGCCGTTGGCTGCACGCAGGGCTACGCGACAGTCTCTAGGCTCTAAATCGCGTAATACCTTGCGCTGCCATTCGTATAGATTGATGCCAAGGACGTTAGAGGCGAAAGCAGATGGTTTAGAGAGGTCTTCGAGTATCTCTTCTTGACTGCGCTTGGGAGGCTTTGGCATGAATGTAGGTTAAGACCTCTTTTTGTTTTGAGCCACAATAATTTGGGGGGGTATATG